CAATAGTAAAGGAAACATAAGATGAATCATTTTAAAAGTGACAGAGGCGCAGTTCAGGTGCGTAATAATAATGTTGAAAAGGCAATGAGAATTTTAAAAAAGAGACTTACCGAAGAGGGATTGTTTAATGAACTAAGAGAACGAGAGGGATATGTGTCAAAGGGTGAAAAGAAACGACACGAGCGGGCCGCAGCAAAACGTCGAAATAAGCGCGATCTTGAAAAACGAATGATTGAAAAAGGTTACTAAAATGGAACTAAAGGAACATGAGCATCCTTCCAAGACCTCAACTCCACTCAGACATCAACACCCGTTAAGTTGGTATATTAAGTGGGTATCGTCACTGGTTCTTATTGTAGCAATGATTATGACCACTAACAACATGTGGCCATATAATATGTTTCTACAGTTTATAGGTGTTGCTGGTTGGTTGTGGGTTGCAATCATTTGGAACGATAGGTCACTAATTGTTGTGAATGCGGTTGCATGTGCAATCTTTCTCAACGGCATCTTTCAATATTTCCTAAAGGTATAATATAATGGCTCGAAAGAAAATCACTGCTACAACAGACAATAGTGAGTGGAAATCACCTAAGAAGCGTAAATCTCGCAAACCTATGACTGATGAGCAGAAGGAAGCAGCATCAGAACGCCTTGCAAAAGCAAGGGAAGCAAAATTAAAAAAGAACCCTGATTATGGTCAAACTAACATTCATGAAAGTCTTCGTGATCTTCATGAAGATCACCCACTGAACCCTAATAAGGTCAAAAAATGGATTAAGGTTCAGCAGGATTGTGCGAAGTCTGAACGTGCTGCGGTTAGATATAAAGTCAAAGGTTCTATATCAAGTCTTGCTAATCATGAAGGTTATATTCGCAATATGAAATCCTATCTTCGTAATGGGGATTGGATTGATATGTTCTATGGTGAGCAGCAACAAAATAAGATACGCAACAAATGTATTGCACTAGCATATTATTGGTATGGACCCAACCAGGGCCAACCTAAAAGGGACGTAGGAATTTTTTATCCAGACATGGGATGCACCTACACACAAGAAATGCTTGAAGAGGAAAATGAATATGAACGAACAGGAAATACCATCACCAAAGAACGTGATAAAGGGCCCGTGGTCAGGAAAAGGCGTCAGAAAAGTAAAGCTTCCTGATGAGGATGTTATCGAACTTCAAGAGAAGATTGAATTTGCTGGAGACCTCTCAAAGACTTTGATTGTGCAGATGATACACACAATGGGCGAGAACGGTATCGATATTTCCAAAAATTCTTTTATTCGTGATATGGCCATGATTATTGAGTTGGTGCAAGGTTCTATTTACAGAGACTTTGAGCTGAAACATCCAACACACAAGTTCGTGGAGGAGTTTGTTGATATTGCGATCAACCCAGATGATACTGTTGAAACAGAGGTTGATTTTGATACCATCAACAAGCTTGTTGATATATTAGATGAGGATGAGGATGATGACCCAGAAATTTCATGAACCATTTAGTCCAACAATTCTAGAGACTACAGTTTCAGACAGGTTTGTTGATATTGTAAACGATGTTGCTGATGATATTCTGTCTAGTGATACCAAGAGTAAGAAGTGGGATTGGTCAAACAAGCTTGTAGGCAAAGTGAGCAAGGAAATTCTAATTCCTCTTACTAATGAAGAGGACAAGTTATATCTGCTTCAAACCATTAAACAGGGATGCCTTGATTATCTGAATTATATACTTGATAAAGGAAGAAATAATCCTTGGGTTAAACTTGACTCTGAAAACTGGAATAAAAAGCCTACATTGGATAATATCCACCTAGATCATAGTTGGGTAGTTAGTCAGTATGCAGGAGATTTTAATCCCTTTCACCACCACAACGGAGACTTCTCTGGTGGTGTCTATCTCATGGTGCCAGAAGGTATGAACGATGAGTGGGACGAAGATTTTCAAGACCACTATCCTGCAAGGGGGTTGATTGAATATGCTTATGGTGAAACACAATCTTTTAGATGTGACAATCTGAAATTCAAACCAGAAGTGGGTAAGTTTCTAGTATTCCCATCTTGGTTAAAACATCTTGTGTATCCATTCTCAGTAGAGGGTGAACGGCGCATGATGAGCTTCAATGCTACAGTTATAAATAAGTAGAACGAAAGAATAATTATGATATTAGTTGATATGAACCAAATTTCAGTTGCGTCAGTAATGATGCATCTGCACATGACAAAGCAAACCAAACCCGATGAGGATATGGTTCGCCATATGATTCTCAATTCCCTACGCATGTATCGCATGAGATTTTGCGATGAGTATGGCGAATTGGTTCTATGCTATGACTCCAAGCACTACTGGCGCAGGGACTACTACCCTGAGTATAAGCACAATCGCAAGAAGGGTAGAGAATCCTCTGCTAACGATTGGGATGCAATCTTTGCAGTGCTAAATGCGGTCAAATCTGAATTGAAAGAGTTTTTCCCATACAAACATCTGGAGGTCTATGGCGCAGAAGCTGATGACATCATTGCTGCACTATGTGGTGAGTTGGAGTTCGACAACGGTAAGACGTTGATCCTCTCAGGCGACAAGGACTTCATTCAGTTACAGAAGTTCCGTAACGTGACACAGTACAGCCCAATCACCAAGAAATTTGTGAATGGCATTGACCCATATATATATCTTGATGAGCATGTTCTAAAGGGCGACAGTAGTGACGGTATTCCTAATGTCCTCTCGCCGGATAATACCTTTGTAGATGGTATCCGACAGAAACCCCTAAGTAGAAAGAAGATTCAGTCTATGGTTGGGGGGGTATTTCCCAACGATGAAGTCAAGAGAAATTACCAGAGAAACAAGAAATTGATTGATCTGAAAGAATCGCCAGCTGAGTTGTTTTTGGAATGTATTAAAGAATATAATGAGTCACCAGATGGTGACCGTAGCAAACTACTAAATTATTTTACACAGAAGAGGTTACGCAACCTCGTTGAATCGATAGGAGAATTTTAATGGTAATCGACACATATACACTAGGTTTCGCAGAGATTTTGATCAAGGTTTCCAAAATCAAATCGAAGAAGGAAAAGGTTAGTTTTCTAAGGAAGTATCAAACAGATGCTCTTCGCATGATTTGCAAGGCATCCTTTGACCCCAAGATTATTTGGGAACTTCCAGAGGGCGATGTTCCTTATAAAGAAAATGATGCACCAGAGGGAACAGAACACACTCTATTGGCGCACGAGGCCAGAAAGTTGTATCATTTCATCAAGGGTGGTAATCCTACTCTAAACCGGAACAAACGTGAGATGATGTTTGTCCAGATACTTGAGGGACTTCATAAGGACGAAGCAGAGATGCTGGTTGCAGCAAAGAACAAAGTTCTCCACCAAAAATATAAGGGCCTGTCTGATAATGTAGTTAAAGAGGCATTTGATTGGGATGATGACTACAATCGAATCGAACACGCCCAGTATCCACAGTCTCCCGGTTTGGCAGCGGGGTGATCTACCAATTAACAAACTATTCCAACCCCATAAACGCATTCATGTGGGGTTGGATTTATGGGTCAATTGTGACAACAGGAATATTTTCCTTGATTCTTTTTTGGTGGTTCCTTTAGAATCAATGACTTAGGTGCTACGATTTTTCTTGACAAACCCTGTTTTATGGTGTATACTAAGGTATAAACTGAGAAAAGGAAGAGAAATGAACAACGAAATGACCACCCTGATTGAGAACATCAAAGCAGACTACTTCAACTGGACTACAGGTTGTGCTGCGGCCAAAGGCCGGTGCATCCTCAGCGATACCAACAAGACGATGATTGCTGAGTTCAACGAGAAAATCGCCTACAAGACGGGTTCCAAATACATCAAGGTCTTCACTGAAGGCGGTAGTGTTTGGGGTTTTGTTGTCAACACTGACAATGACAAGAAGTTCAAGAAGGGTGACATTCTGAAAGCCGCTGGTTATGCTGCTCCTGCTCGGAATGCTGCCCGTGGAAACATCATTGACGGCGGTTACACCATTCGGTGGACCGGGCCCCTTTACTTAAACTAGGATTGATTATGAGAATGATTATATTCATTACCCTCATGGTTGCGTGTGTCGCAATCGTGGGGTATATCGAAGACCCCTGCACCACAGAAGGATTAATGTCAGGTTGTGCAAATTAAAGCTTGACAAACAGTAATTGGTGTGGTATACTATGTATATGATGAGAAAAAGGTCAATTGAATGATGGTAATTAATCCTAAAGGTTCTACTAAGAGTGTTCGCACATTGGTCGCTACTGCTGTTGAGTGGTATGCTGAGAAACTGATGGGCAAACGTCTGATGAGCGGGTTAGAAATTAATATTAAATTAACACGCACCCTTCTCAAAAAAGACAACATGGAGGGGTCTGCTATTTGGGAAGATGAGTATTGCCGCCGCCCAAAAGTGTTCACCATAGAACTTGATAGCACATGCTCTATTCGTAATATCCTCATCACTCTTGCCCATGAGATGGTTCACATCAAGCAGTGGGCAAAGGATGAGATGTATGAGTATTGCCAC